GCGATGGCGGGCGACGCCAGGTTGACGGTGACGGTGCGCCCGCTCTTGGTTTTCAGATCACGCGTGGCATAGGCGACGGTGACGATCGGCCGCGCGAACAAGGCCAGGTCGGCGTCGCAGCGGTCGATGAGCGACGCCTCAGCGCGGCGCGTGTCGACGATGACGTACTCGATGATGCCGTCGGTGTTCATCAGCGCGGTCAGTTCCGCCTGCGCCTGGCGGTCGTCGCGCTGGACCCAAATATTCACGGCGGCGCCTTTCTGCATCGGCTGGGTCAGGCCGGTCACGCCGGTCAGGGTCGGCGCCGGCGTCGCCTGTTGCCCGTAGAGGATGGTCGTGACGATCGCGCCCGGGCCCGTCGCCGGGATGCCGGTCAGGTTCTGCCCGCTAATGCCGGTATAGCGCAGCACCTGCCCGCCGCCGGTGATCACCCAGCCGCCCGCGGCGGCAAACGGCGCCGGGCTCGCCACAATCAGCGCGGTCGATCCGGGATTCACCTGGCCCTGGGGTTGTTGCAGGCTCGAGGTGTCCGTCGTCGGCGGTGACGGTTGCCCGGCGAGCGCGCCGTCGGCGATGTTGATGGTCCCGGTCGTCGTCGTGTTGTCATTCACGACGAGCGCCAGGCGCATCGTCAACGTGCCGGCCAGGCTCATGTAGACCTGGCGGGCGATGACGGCACTGGCGCCGGTCGGGATCGCGGTCAGATTGATCGTGTTCCCCGTCGCGGTATTCGTCGACGGCGGCGCCGGGCCGAGGCTCGCGTCGGACGTCGTGTCGGTGTAGCTCGTGGCGGTGTTGTTGTTGAGGGTCGTGACGCGGCGCCAGCCGCCGGCGCCGGATCGATACAGATTGCGACCCGACGTCCCCGCCGCGCCGAGCGGGATGTTACTGACCGGGACGACTTGCACGGCCGTGCCGGTCGTGTTCGACGTTGGCGGCGCGGCGCCAATTGACGGCGCGGCGTCGATGGTGGTCGTCGTCGTGTTGTCGCTGATGGTGCCAATGAATCCCCACGGCCCGGCGAGGTTGAAGCGACGATACAGCTTCCGCGCCGTCGTGCCGGCGGGGCCGATGGGGATTTGCGTCACCTGAATCCGGTTGTACGGTGTCAGCGTGCCCGGATTGGCGGTCGTGTCCGTCAGCGGCGGCGCGGCGTTCCCCTGGATGGTGACCTGGGGGATCGTGTCGAAAAATTCGGTCGACGGGTTGTTGTTGATCGTGGCCAGGAGCGTCGCCTTCCGCGCGTCCCAGGTGCCGCCCGATTTCTCCTGCTGGCGGTAAATCTTCCGGCCAATGACGCGGGCGTCGGCACTGGTTTCTAACCGGACGTTCGAGGCGTTCTCGCCGGTGTGCATCACGGTCGTCTGCCGATTCGGCCCGACGGTCGTCTCGCCGGTCGCGGTCGTAAACGTGCCGTAGTAGTAATACGTCCAGGGCCCTTGCCCCGCTGGCGGCGAATCAATGTTGCCGCCAGTGACGCCGCCCTCACTCCAATTCCGCACGCCGCCCGGTGTCACCGGGGCGGTCTGCCCGACGAGGATCGACTTCGCTTCGACCTGGTATCCGCTGTACGGGCTCGGTGTGGTTTCGCCTTTCGCATTGACGAACGTCGCCACGTAATCGGCCCAGCCATCCGGCACACCGGCGCCGGTGAGCGCCGTCAAGGGTCCGAACCCGGTCGGCGGGGGGAGTTGCCCGACGGCGTCCGACGTCGTCACGGCATTGCTGGCCGGGCCGAGCGTCGTCTCGCCGCCGAGCATCAGGAACGTCACGGCGTATTGATGCGCCCCGGCGTCGGGGCCTGTCCCGTTCGACGGCGGATTGGCGATCGGCGCGACGCCCGGCGGCGTGATCGGATTGACATTGATCGGCGCCGTCGGACCCAGCAGGGACGACCCCGACGCGGTCACAAACACGACGCCGACCTGATGCGTCCCATTCGTGACGACGCCGCCGGTCGCCAGGGCGAGGAGCGGCGGATTAGCCGGCGACGCGCCGGACCCGACCAGCGTCCCGCCCGTCGGCCGTGACACGCCGGTGTAGGTGATCTGTTGCGACTGCGCGGCATCGGCGGCCGTGCCGGCAATGGCCCGACCGCCCAGGGCGGTGAAGTTCGCTCCGTTCGGGACGGGGATCAGCGTCTCGCCGGCGGCGAGGTCGGCGAGCACGGTTTCCCCGTAGCCCTTGCCATAGACGCGCGTGCGCACCTGCGACAGGTCGCGATTGGCCTGGATCGGCGGCGACATCAGGAAGCGATGATCCGCGTCGATCGGGTCGGGCCGGGTCCCGAGGTCCTCGAGAAACAGGTAGACCACCGCGGCGTCGATTTTGCAGGACCCCCCGATCAGCGACGCCAGCCGCGTCAGACAGGCAATAAACGGATCGGTCCCATCGAAGACGATCGACACCGCCGGGAGGCCCGGCGCGATGCCGTCGGCCGAGTAGCCGGGCGCATAGGAGCCGGTGATCGCCTGGGCGATCGTCGTCGCGGACACGTTGACAAAGGCGCCGAACGGCCGCCGCGCATTGGCGCCGAAGGTGTCATCGATCGCGGTGACGTGCCAGGCGACGTGCGCCGGCAGTGATTCGTAGGACTGATCGAGGCTTTGCACCACCCCGGCAAACAGCAGCCGCGGCCCGATCTGGATGCGGAGTTTCTGGCCGAGCCCCGGCCCATCGCCGCCCATCGTGAACGTCGCCGTATTCGGCGCGTCGTTCAAGAGGTCGCGTACCACCACGGTCCCCAGTCGCACGCGCGCCGTCACATCGGCGCCGCCGATGCTGATGCCGGGCGTTGTGTCGAGCGCCGGCAGCGGGCCGATGAGGCCGACGACGCCGGCAAACGCCGCGCCCGCGAAGGTGATGCCGCCGAACATGGATCAGACGGCGGTATCAATGCCGGCGAGCGTGTTCCAGAGGGTCACGATCTGCGATTGCAGATCGAGATCCGCGATCGTGCAGGTCGCGACCTTGGTCGCCTCGTCATACGTGGTCGTGTTGATGACGTTGACGCCCATCACGATATGCGGGCCGCCGAGCTCGGTCATCTGGCGCGGGTTGCCAACGACCTGTTGCGCGTAGCGCGCGCGCTGGGCATGGTAGGGCGTCGCCGCCGGCTCGCCGAGCACGGTCGGCGTGACGAGCGCGAGGATCGCCTGGACCCGCTCCATAAAGCCGCCGGGCCCGAGGTCCCGCGTAAGCGCCATCTGTTGCACCGAAATCGGAACCGGCATGACTGTCCTTTCAGGCGATCGCAATCGTGGTGGTAATGCTGATGGTCGTCGCGCCGCCGGCGAAGTTCCCCGATTGGGGAAAGCACTGAATGAGGGTGTTATTGGCCGGGACGCTGGCCGCGCCGATGCCCCAGCCGCCGCTCTGGAACAGGCCATAGATGATCGTCGTCGCGTCCGCGGCCATCGTCGCCGGCAGGCCAAACACGATCGGCGGCGCCGTGCCGGCGGCCAGGCTGGCGTGACTCGCGCTGATCATCAGGTGTAAGGACTTGCCGACCAGCGCGTATTTGTAGGTGCCCGTCCAGCCGCCCGCCGGCAAATACGCGGCGTTGTTGGTCCAGTGGCCGATCGGCGTCGTGCGTCCCTTCTCGTAGACGTCGCGCTCGATCTTCACGTCGCCGCCGCGGAACGCCTTGAGGGGGACGGATTGCTGCGCGGTGGCGTCATCACTCGCGAATTGCACCCAGTATTCCCCGCCGATGGCGACCATCTGCACGACGCGCGCTTGCGGCGCGGCCCCGGTGTCATAGAGCTGGAGAACGGGCGCATTAAAGCGGATCGCTTGCAACGCGGTGAACGTGTTGACCTTGGCGAGATAGGCGACGCCGGCAAATTCGGCTTCGACGTCGGTGAGCGTCTTGGCCGTCACCGTCGCGGCCAGCAGGTCGCCGGCGAGCATCGTTCGGGTCGACGACCCTTCCTGCGCGCGCGCGAACGTCAACACGTCGCCGGCGACGACGGTGACGCGGATCACTTCCGCGTTGACCGGCGTCGGCGGTTGGTTCACCGGCCACACGGTCGCGTTGAACGGCGGCGCCGGGAAGAACGCGCCCTGGCCGGCCGTGACGGTGCAGGTCGTCCCGCCCGGCCCGGGCGGCGTGACGATCGTCGTGATCGCCAGATTCTTATGCGCGTCGAAAGGCATCGATCACACCGTTCCCATCTGCGTCCCCGCCCGAATGTTCCGCATGATCAGCTCCGACACGCGCCGCGCCAGATTCGATTCACTGTCAACCAGGTTGAAGGTGTTCGCGATGTTGACGGCGCCGCCCTGGCCCTTCGGGATCACCGAGGTCCCGCCCGGCAGGTTGACCAGCAGCTCGCCGTCGTGGACCTTCGCCAGGCCGCCGGCGAAGTTGTCGACGCCGCCGGCAAACGACGGGATCGGCAATCGCGCGAGCTCGTCGCGTTGCGACTGCGTCGTAAACAACGAATTGCGCGACAGGATCGCGTTCGACTGATTCGTGAATTGCATGACCGCCAGCCAGCCGCGGATCGCATCGGCCGAGATGTTGACCTGTTGGGTGACGCCGGCATAGGCGCCGGCGGTCGCCTGGGCGCCGGTCGTGGCGAGCTCGGCGCCGGTCGCGGCCGCGGCGCCGGCCTTGGTATAGGACGCGATGAGTTGCTGGTTCTCGGCCTCGACCTTTTCCTGTTCCGTGGCGTGCGCGGCTTCCCACTTCGCCGCCTCGTTCGACGCCCGGGCCGATTCGACGATCGCATTCTTGAGATCAGTCGCCGTCTTGAGCCGTTGCGCGTCGTGGTCGGCTTTCAGCTTGGCGGCGTCGGCCTCCATGATCGCGAGCTGATTCGCGTTTTTCACGTTCGACATCAACGCGTCGTATTCGTGATTGAGTTTTTCCTGCGCCGCGCGCTGTTCCTCGGCGGCGCGGCCGGCCTCGCGATGTTTATCGGCCAGGATGCCGAGCGCGGTCGCGCTGAGCCCGTATTTGTTGGTCAGTTGCTCCGTCGTCGCGCCGGCCTCCTGGGCGATCGCGATTTCCTCTTTCGTCGCGTCGTTCACATTGCGGACTTCGCGATAGGCGTCCGCGAGTGTTTGCGTCCAGTTGATTTGCGCGTCGGCGTGCTTCTGGACTTGTTCCGTATTGAATTTGATCGCATCGGTATAACTGATCGTATCCTTCGCGCCCTGGGCGATCGCGCGGTTGATGACGTCCTGCTTCGCGCCGGCCGTCTCGCCGGCGAGGGACTGATAGCCCAGCAACTTGGTCGTGAGGTCCTCGACGGCCTTACTGGCGCCCGTCAGGCCATCAATGAATTCCCCAATCTTCCAGCCGGTCATAAAGGCGCCGGCGGCGAGGCCCGCGGTCCCCAGTAACCCGATCTCGGTCGCCGTCTTGCCGGCCGCCGCGCTGATGTCCTCGAGGCCCTTGATCTGCGGGCCGATGTTCACGCCGGCCGCCTGCAACAGCCCGTCGAATTGGTGATAACTCTCGGACAGGGTATTGACCTGGCCGCTCGTCTCGCCGGCGGTCGCCCCGAGCTCCTCAATCCGTCCCCCGGACGCGCCGATCTGATCGAGCATCTGCTCCTGCGACTTGGTCATCAGGCGCAGGGAGGATTCGACCTGGGTGCCGGCCGTCTCGAGGCCCTTGAGGCGGGCCGCGGATTCCTGCACGGCACTATCGAACTTCGAAAAGTCGGCGGCAAAGACGCCCGTGACGGCCATTAGCTGAGCCTCTCGCGGGCGTCAGCTTCGCGGACGAGCTCCTCGACGAGGATCTGGTGGACGTCGACGTCCATGTCGCGGACCCACTCGTAGCGCCAGCCGAACCGCCGGGCGATCGTCAGGTCCGAGATCACGGCGTCCCGCCATCCGTTTTTTTTTGCGCCTCACGCTCGGCGGCCATCGCGTCGACATGCGCGTCGATCGCGGTCGCGATTTCCGCGAACGACTCCGGATCGAGCGCATCGATCACCCGTTGCAGGGCGTCGGTCGACAGATCCCGGATCGGGACCGCCTGGCCGGCGTCGTCCTTCAGATTCCAGTCGAGGAGATACGCGACGACCATCGCGACGCCGCGCTGTAACGGGTCGGGCAGAAACTCGCCGTCGATCATGCGATAGACGCGCGCGAAATGGGCGCGCTGTTCGCCGGCGGTGAGGCGCGCGCGCACGATCAGGTGATCCCCGTTGGCGAGGGTCAGCGTGCGCGTCTCCGGTCGGACGAATCTCGACATGCTTAGTAGTCCTCTCGAGGCCCGAGCCGCGCGATCAGCCGGTCGCCCTCCATCCGAAACTCCTCAATCGGCCAGAGCCAGCGGCCCCGATCGAACGGCGCGACAAACAGCAGCGGCCGTTGCGCCATCTTGAAGGCGTCCGCGCCGACGATCCGCGCCGACAGGGTCCAGGTGTCTCGCACACCCGGCCGGGGCTTCTGGCGCCGCATCGCGGTATAGCCCTCGACGCCGGCGGCGACGTAATAGGCCCAGCGGATCTGGCCGACCGTGCCGCGAATCGTGCCGAAGTCCAGCCCCACAACTCAGGGGATCGCGGGTTCCATGACCCAATTACCCGCCGCATCAAATTTCGACGACCAGGTCACCGCGCCTTTCGCCGACACACTGATCGATCCGTCAATGTTCGCCAGGCCCTTGAACAGGAACGTCGGCTCGAGCGTGTTCGGGACCAGGTGCAGCATCGCGGCGACGTCGCCGAAGATCACGGCGAACAGTTGCTCGGGGGTCGTCGCCGAATCCCAGCAGCCGGTCATCGTGCCCGAATAGGACGGCAGCCCGAGGACGCTCTGCTTGTTGGTGTCCTGGAAGCACGTCACGTCGACGCGGTCTTTCGCCAGGTCGAGATCCCAGGAGTCCGTCGAGGCGAGGGAGGTCGGGATGTCGCCGCCCGTCGGGTCGATGAGGACGTCGCCTTTCTTGCCGTGAATACGCGCCATGTCTAGAGTCCTTTCGTCGGGTTACATCGGGCTGACGAACACTTCGTAATCCGCGCCGGCGATCTGCCAGCGGATATCTTTGTCGCCGGCGTCCACTTCGGTCAGCTTGATCCGCTCGCCTCTGAGCGTCGTCATGTGCGCATAGCCGGCGGCGGCCAGCGGCGCATCCTGGAGTAGCTGATGGATGCGAAACGCCGCCGCGTTGACGTCCACGCCGGTCTTCTCGAGGACGCGCGCCGTGATGCGGTACTGGCACGTTTCGTAGAGCGGCGCGCGAAATCCTTCGGTGTCCTCGTGCGTCTGCTGCTGCACGATCGCAAAGCGCGTCGCGCCCTTCGTGGCGACGTCGATCCAGACGCCATCGGGCAGGAGCGCGGCGAGCGTCGCGTCCCCGGCCAGCACGGCGACGAGCGCGGCGTCGACGGCCGCGACATCAGCGACGGACATCGATCCCCGCCTGTTCGACCACCGCCACGAGGTCCTCGAACATCGCGCGCCGGCGGCGCGTGACGACGGGGACAAAGATATTGGCGCCCGGCATAAAGCCGCGGTTGTAGCCCAAAGCGGTCTGCCGGGTCTGCGTGCCCGTCTCGAATAGCGTCGCATGCGGCGCGGTCGAGCGGACGACGCGCGCGACCGACGAGGGGCCCGTCGCGAGGGTGCCGACCCGCACGCCGCGCCGCAGGTTGCCCGTGTCGCCTTCCGGATAGGCCGCCTTGATCTCGGCCGCCGCGCCGTCGGCCGCCTCGGCGACGATCGCGGCGGCGAGCTCGGTCAGGTCCGCGGGTAGCGCGAGGAGCGCGGCCTGTAATTCCTCGAGGCCAATCCAGGTGACCGTCGCACTCATGGCGTCACCAGTTCGACCGCGGCCAGTTCCATCTTTGGCGGGCGCTCGTCGACGTAGCGCGTCCCGGTGATCGCGTAGGTCTTGCCGTTGTAGAGCATGCGCGTGTGCGTCGAGACGCCCGGATGGTAGTGGCCGCGAATGATCGAGGTCGGCTGCGTCAGGACGGTGCCGGCGGCGACGCGCTCGAGGTCGGCGGCCGCGGCCGGGGCGATCTGCACCTTCCACGTCGCCGGCGCGAGGTCGGCCCAGGTCTGCGTATAGCCGCCGACGCCGTCGGGCACGGCGGGCCCGGGGTCCTGAAACGTCACCAGATGCGTGTAGTCGCCAATCATGCGATCGCCGGCGTGTGATACCGGGCCAGGAGGAGATCAATCCGCGCCCAAAATTTTTGCCCGTCGGCCTCGTCGTCGCCGCGATGCAAATAGAGTTGGCCGAGCATCAACTTGATCGCCTGGACGACGGGCCCGGGCGCCGTCGTCGGATCGACCCAGTCGACCGCCTGGCCGTTCGCGCCCTTCAGGTAATTCAGGATGATGTCTTCGGCGGCGTCGAGCTGGTCCTGGATTTCCGCATCTCCGGGATCGCCGTCGGGCAGCGTGATATTGAGATGCGCTTTCGCTTGCGTCAGCGTGACGAGTTTCGCGGGGGCCGGCATTAGCGCGCGTCCTTCCCGTCTTTGCCGCGCTTCACAATCAAGCGCCAGGCCGCCGAGCGACCCGGGCGATCGCTGGTCGTCGCCGCCTTGCACAGCCACAACGACCCGTCATCCGTGACGAGGTCGCCCTGGGTGTAGGTCGTGCCGGCATCGTAGACGTCTTTGTAACTGTCGCTGAACTTGCCGATCGCCCCGGGCGGGCCCGGCGGGCCCTGGGCGCCGGCGGCGCCGTCCTGGCCATCCTTGCCCGGCGCCCCATCGGCGCCGGGTGGACCGGGGACGGGCGCGCGGGCTTTCAGGACCTCGAGCTCCGCGCGCATGGTCGCGACGTCGGCGAGCACGGGCGCGATCGCCGCCTTCATCGACAAGCCGACGACGGTCGCGACGTCATCAAGCCGCGGCATAGTAAACGTCCAACGCTTTCTGTTGCGCCTGCATCAGGGCCTCCGGGGTCGCGGGCGGATCGGCCTCAGCCGGCGCCGCGGGCAATTCGGGGATCGTCCGGGTCGCCAGTTGCGAGAGCGGCCAGTACTGCTGCTGCATGTACGGCGTGTCGCCGCCGAGGACCGGGCCCAGGTCGAAGTACTTGAAGCGGGCCTCGTTGATCGTCATCCCGCCCGAGCTGATCGCGGTCGAGGCCGCCTGGTTCTTCGACACCGAGTCCATCCGCATGAGGTCGTCGAGTCCGAATTCCGTCCCATACGGCGTCGGCAGCTCGAGGCCCTCGTCGAGGCAGATCTCGAGGTTCTCGATCTTTTCCTGCAAACACTGCGAGTAGTACTGAATCGTCAGCGGTTCGATGTTCGCGTAGGGCGGCGGGTCGCCGATGCTGATCATGTAGGGCTGAATATGAAAGCAGCTGCAGACCGTCGTCGCGGACCATTGCAGCTGCTCGATCAGTTGCGCGTCGGCGGCATTGACGGCCATCTGCTCGTAGGTGAGGCCGTGACTGAGGAGCGCGACCTTGCCGGCGTTGTCGCCGGTATAGCCGGCGGTCCAGCGATCTTTCAGGTCGGCCGCCTGCTCGTCGGTGAGGTCCTGCGGGGTCGTCAGGATCCCGCTCGGTTGCGAGCCGTTGCGGAAAAACGCCGCCGCGTTATTTTGAATCGCGAGCCCCTGGAGCGCGGCAATGCCGCAGGCATGAATCGGACTGACGCCGACCAACGGGTGATACAGCGGGACCATCTTGTCGTGGATGATTTCGCGCGCCGGGACAACGACCGATTCGCCCGACAGCCCGATCAGGTCATCCCGTTTCAGCTCATAAAAGACCTCGCCATTCGGCGCGACCAGCGGCGTCACGCGCGTCGGGTCGAGAACATAGAGCGCGACAACGACCCCGCGCGCGTCGCGTTCCTTCAGCACGTAGGTATTGCCCTGGATCAGTTTGGATATCATCCACTGCGTGATGAACTGGATCCGGTTCTGGTAGCGATTCGGTTTGCGGAGGACGGGCGAAAACGCCGGCGAGGTCGTCTGCGTCCAGATCCCATCCGCGTCGACCTGCACGAGCCGGAGCGGGAGTTTCGCAATGTCACTGGCGATCAGGGTGACGCACGCGAACACGGCGGAATACGTCAGCGACGTCTCGGCGGTGATCTCCTGGTTCTGTTGCCACGCGCCCATGAAGGGCTCGCGGATGATCGGGAACCAGCCGCCGCGCGTCAGCGAGCGAACCGGCGTCGCCAGGACGCCCAGCGCCTTCGTGATCCACTCGAGTACAGCGCGGCGTCCGATCTGCATCCCGCTCCTATTCGGTCAGGGCGCCCCGGGCTCCCAGCCGGCGCATGCGGCCCAATGGCCGTAAACCGCACGCGCCGCGCCTATGCCCCGAAGCGCCCTGATCCGACTTAGTGTTTCGCCTTCCCGTTCGCGCCGTCGGTCCGCTCGCCGACCACGCCCGTCGGCGCCGGCCAGGCCGTCGCGGTCAGGTATTTGACGGCGTTGGCGTTGACGCGCTTCCAGTTGATGAACCGCTCCGCGCGCAGCGCAACGGAATTGGTCTGGAACAGTGACACGTAGACGGTCGTCGCATCCGCCGGCGACATCGGCGCCGAGTCCATCTGCAGCGACGCCTCGCGCGAGGCGTCGATCGTCACGCCGCCATCGTCGGCGTAGAGGATGAGCGCCGGCTGCAGCGCCACGACGTTGGCCCCGGCGACGTTCGACGTGATGAACGTCAGCCCGCGATAATTGCCGCCGTTCAAGCCGACGCCCGGGAATTCCGGCGAGCCGTCGAGATTCGATCGGAACGACAACGACAGGGCGTTCGCCGGCGACATGATGAACGTCACGCCGTCGACCGCGATGTTATTGGTCGCGAAGTGATTGATCAGTCCCATGATGTCGGCGACCGGGTTGGTCGTCGCGGCGGCGGTCGGCGCGCCGTTCGTGATCGACGCCGGATTGACGCCGGCGACGGCCGCGACGGCCGGATCGATGAACTGCGAATCGAGGAACTGCGCGATCCCGGCGACCATGTCGGCGCGGACCAGGGCCTCGGCCGAGGGATTCGACAGGCGGACGAGCTCCTCGGTGAGCACGATGATCCCGGCGACCTTGGTGATGCCGAGCGTGTCACTCGAGAACGCGAGTTTGGTGAGCGGTTTCGGTTTCGCTTCCCCGACCCAGCCATACGTGCCGCCCGCGGTCTGCATCGGGACCTTGCAGTTGAAGGGGACATTCCGCAGGCCCGGGACCTTGCCGAGGATCGTCGCCGGCCGTAACAGCTCGATGAAATCGCTGACCATCGTCTGGTTGACGAGCGGGCTCGCCCAGGTCGCATCGGTCGTCGTGCCGGGCGCGATCGCCGCCTTGAGGGCGAGCGCCACTTCCGGCGTCGAGTCGTTCCAGCGTTCGGCGTAGATGGCCGCTTCGTGCTTGTTGCCGTGACAGACCAATTCGGCGATCGCCTTGCGGACGAAGGCCATGCCGAGCGGGACGTTGGGCTTGACGGACACTTGCGTATAGCCCTTGACGACGCCCGGGGTCTGCGGGACCGGCGCGGCCGCGGCAATGTTCATTTTTTCGTGATCGCGCCAGCGTTGCAGATCGGCGTCGATACTCTTGACCTGGTCGGCCAGGCCGTCATGTTCGGTCGCGGCCTCGGCCTCGAGCGTTGTGCCCTCGGTCGCCGCGGTTTCCATCAACTCCGTCATGCGCGCGGCGAGCGCGGCGCGCTTGTTTTCCAAATTCTGGATGTGTTCACCGGCGGTGGTCGTTTTCATGGGTCGCCTTGGGAGCGGCTGGCCCGAGACGCCGGGCAGATTCGGGCCGGACGCGGCCTGTTTGACGGCGAGAATGGTGGCGTCGACGTTCATCGGCACGGTAACCGCCGACAATTCGCCCCAAATCCATTTATGCCAGCGCATCGTGCCGCGCTTGGTGCGTTCCCCTTCGACGCCTTTCCAGCCGATCGAAAGGCCGCGGACCAGCGGCGGTTTGGCCGACACGGAATGCCACGCCGTTTCGACGCGGGTCTTGAGCTGTTCGGGCGCATCGGCGGCCAGCTGAGAAAATTTCGCTTTGACGTGGATGCCGTCGACGCGCACGTCGGCGGCGAACACTTCGCCGACTTCCTCGGTGTGCTTCCAGAGAAACGGAATTGGGAGGGTGAACTGGGCGCCCGAGGGGATCATTTCATCCCCGCCGCGATCAGGCGACGGCGTCGTGGCGATGCCTTCGATGATGCGTTGTTCTACGTCGACCGACTTGATCGACAAGAGCGCGTACGCGCGGTCGAGCACGCCGGGCAGTCTAGCGTCGAGGCGGCGGCTCGTCCGACTTCTCGTACCGTAACCGTCCGGATAACGTCTGACGGATGTAGTCGGGCACGGTCATGCGGTCGCGGCTCGCGGCGCGATAGAGCGCGTCATAGCGTTTCGACGGCAAGCGGAGCGAGCACTGCACCGACGGATCGCTCGGATCCAGGCGCGGACGGCCGCGGCGCTTCGGTGAATCGCTCATGGGCCCCCCAAGAACAACATCTGCACGCGCGGCGGCGTGATCGAGTGGTTCCGCTCCATCCGGTCGATCGCCATGACCAGCGCGACGACGCCGTCAATGCGATCGGTCGATTTCTGTTTCGACGGTTTGAGGTTCCCGGCCGGGTCGGTTTCGACCGACACATTCGAGACGTTCCATCGTAAGACCGGATGGCGGGTATGGTGCAGGGTTTTTGACAGGATCGCTTTCTCGAGCGCCTTGGTCGGCGCCGAGAGACTGACAAACCCCTGGCGCATCGGGACACACGTCAGCCCGTCCTGATCCTGGAGGCGCGTCACCAGGTCGGTCGCATTCCACGGGTCGAAGGCGACCTCCTGGACGTCGAAGCGGTCGGCCCAGGCCTGGAGCGTGCCGCGGACGGCCTCGTAGTCGACGACATTCCCCGGCGTCGCGACCAGGTGCCCCTCCTTGGCCCATTGGTCATAGGGGACGCGGTCCCGTTGCGAGCGGAGACGGACACTGTCGGCCGGAATAAAAAACTCGGTGAGGACGTCGAACCCATTGGCGGCCGGGAACACGGCGGCGAGCGCCGTCAGGTCCTTCGTGCTCGAGAGGTCCATCCCGACCCAGCACTTGCGCCCATCGAGCGGGCGCGCGTCGCCGCCGCAGGCATCCCAGGCCGGCAGGCTGATCCACCGCGCGGCCTGTTCGGTCCACTGGTTGAGATAGAGCCGGCGGAACGTGTTTTCCTGGGCGGGGATCTCCTGGGCGCGCCGGCACGCGATGCGCATTTCCTCGAGCGAGCGAAAATCGCCCAGTGCGGGGTTGGCCTTCCGCCAGACCTTCTCGGAGGTCCAGTCCGCATCGATCGGCGCTTCGAAGATCACCGGCAGGAAGGCGGGATCGATGGAGGGGTCCTCGCGGACCTGTTTCGCGTGCGTGTAGAGCTCCCACAGGATCGAATGGCGATCATAGCCAGCAGTCGAGATCGCAATGACCAGCGGTTGCAGGCGGGCGCCGGTCGACGACGCCAGGACGTCCCACAGCTCGCGCGTCGGCGCCGCGTGCAGCTCGTCATAGATCACGCGCGAGGCGTTGAAGCCGTGTTTCGAATACGCCTCGGCACTGATGGCGCGATAGAAACTCCCCGACTTCCGATGCACGATCCGTTTTTGCGAATCGACAATTTCACACGCGGCCTCGAGCTCGGGGTCGTTGCGGATCATCTGCGCGGCGACATTGAACGTCAGCGACGCCTGATCCTTATCGGCGGCCGCGGAATAGACTTCGGCGCCGATCTCGCCGTCGAACAACAGCCCATCGATCGCGAGCGCCGCGCACAGCTCCGTCTTGCCATTCTTGCGCGGCATCATCAGCAGACACATCCGATAGCGGCGCCGGCCGGTGGCCCGATCGATCGAGAACAGCGGCCGGATAATGTGCTTTTCTTGCCAGGGTCGCAGGTTGAAGGGCTCGCCGGCATACGGGCCCTTGGTGTGGGTGAGCTGATTAATCAGACGGACTTTCTCCGACGCGACGGCATCGCGGCCCGCCATGTTTATTTATGTCCGCTCAAGAACGATAAACCCGCTGTTGGTTCGGCCGCATCGCCGCCATCCAGCCTGTAGATAGCAATATCCAGGATTCGTTGATCGGACCCGTTTCGGATCGACGTAGGTGTAATGCCGGCGATCAGGCCAGACGCAATCAGCAATTGCATCCGCTTGTTGTATAAGTTCTGAGCTGCGGTGCGCTCCCTCATTCCTGAACGCCGCACAGTTGACGCCTGATTGTCGGTCGCCGGTCCGACGGTCAATACAATCATCCTTAAAGACTCGCCAGACAAAGAATGCCGAGCCCTCGGCAGTTCGTAGTACCAGTTTTTCGCCTGGTCCGCAGAATAATCTCCGCGGTCGACCGTCACGATATCGACGGCAGGAATAGTGCCGCTCATAGAGGTCCAGACAGGCGGCGTCACCGTCTTTTGTCAGCCACCAGATCGCGTTCACAGTTTCCCGGCCCACTTGCTGACCGGCTTGTCGGGCGCCGCGGTATGAATCCGCGCCCGCGCGCTCGGCGTCATGCCGAACTCGACCAGGAAGGATCGCATCTGGTTCATGGCGTCGTGCGCGATCTTCACGTAGGGCGACATCGCCATCCCGTCGTCGCGGGCGATGACGAGCCCGTCCTTCCGCATCGCCTGCGTCGCCGTCTGCCACGTCACCCACGCCTCGCAATACGCGGCGAGCGCGGCGGCGTCGGTTTCGGTCAGGATGCCGAGCCGGGTGAGCATCGGTGCGAGCCGACGCCATTCCGACTTGGCCGCTTTTGCCAGCCAGGCCGGCGGATCGGGATCGACGAGCGGGGCCGGCGTCGGCTCGGCGGCGTTCACGGGATGCTTGCGCGGATTGCCGCGAAGGACCCGCAGTGCGGTCGGGGTTGGCTTACGTCCGCGCATGGGTGACGGTCGGTTCGACCGCTGGTGTCGTCGGGGTCGCGTGATGCTCAGCCATAAGTTTTACTTGGGTTTTTGCCGCGTTCCATAATTTAGAATTTCGCGGAACTTCGCGCGTCAC